GACCGGCGATACCGAGACCTGACTCTGCTGGGTTAATTGAAGCCCAGATAAGATTATCAATTACTGATGTCTTTGTTGGGTCCATAACTGTTGTTGTCTTATTTGCTGAAACACTGATTGATGTGTTTAAGAAGTTTGGCTCTGTGAACTTAATTGTTGCTGTTGCACCACTGACTGTACCGTTGTATGTTGATGCTGCTAAGTAACCGTTGCTAATTACAACAGGTGTTGGAATTCTTGAAGCTGAACTTAATGTAAGCGTAATTGAACCAGTGGCAGCAGATAATGTTGCTCCGTCTGAATTTACACCTGTATTAAGGTTAACAATAACTGCTAAGTCACCGGTTAGATTACCGAGTGTACATGCTGCATCTGTAAAAAATACAAGATCATACCCGCTTGTAGGTCCTACTGAAGAGTAGGCTAATGCTGCGAGGTTTACTGGAAGAGTAAGAAGGGTTTCGTAAGCCATATATGAATATTTATTCTCTACGGTTAGGTTTTTTGTATATAAAAAAGAAAAGGTGGAACCTTTCGATTCCACCTTTCTTTTGATTGAACTCCGATCTTAGAAGTACACCGCTTGTGTAGCAGGTGTGAAGGCTGTACTGAGACCCTGGAGAATAATGACGTGATAATAAAGGTTTGCACCGAAGATATTATCAACAACACCATAACGGGTGAGTAAGCCAACACGAGGACTGAAGTCGTTAGGACCGATTGTTCTCTGTACCATTACAGGGATGTAAGGGCAGTAGATAATACCGGTATCATAGAATTCAGGACCCTTGTAACCGAGAAGCGCGTAGTCAAGACGTGCATTACGAGTTGTGCCGGATGGGAAACCACCCTTGCCACCGAAGTTACCTCCGGCGTTTGCCTCGTACTGAGCCTCAGTACGTGTATCACGATAAACATTAAAGCGACCAGCGAGTGAACCGACCTTTGCAACACCGACAGGCTGTGTGTTGACGTTACCTTGAACAGGTACCCACTGGAATTCAGGGAGCATTTCAAGGATTGCGCAAACGCGAGGAGTTGCAACGATGAAGTTAGCAGCACCACGGCGGTTACGAACGGCAATACGATTTGCCTCTACGATGAGTCTCTGATAGAAGTCACGATTACGCTCAACGAGCCAGCGGCCGTCTGCAGAAGCAGGTGACCAGACTGAGAACCCAGTGCCGTAGCCGGCATTGAGAGCTGTCTGAATCATACGGACGATCATTTCGCGGTCGATTTCGGCCTGAAGCTCATAAGACATTGCGTTTGTGAGCTCGGTGTCGATATCGATACCGTTCATGTTCTTAAGATCCTGCTCGAGTTCGACTGACCAGCGAGCTGCGAGACGGCGTGTGCCGGCTTCAACTGCTGTCTTCTCGAAGGAGACAACGATCTGAGGAATCTGACTTGTTAATTCGAAGTTAGCGAGGAGCTGAGCGACACCCTGATCCTGAGGCTGCATTGGGAAGTATCCGGTTGCACCAGATAATGCCGCAGATGAAGCACCTGTGAATCGTGAGTCGAGGTATTGATAACCTAATTCAGCGCCGCTTGACTGAGCTGCCCATGTGCTTGCTGTTGTACCGGATCCTAATGAACCGTCGATACCAGCAGCTGTTGTTGCACCGAGAGCTGCGCCTTCGTACTTATAACGGAGAGCAAATGCGAGTCCTACTGGACCACTCATTGGCTGAACACCAACGATTTCGTTAGTGATAAGCTCAGGGAATGTACGTCTAATCATCGGGATGAGGATCTTCGGAAGACGAGCATCACCCTGTGCGTATGCGGAGTCGTTCTGTGAAGGGAACTGATTACCATAGTAGCCAGCGCCATTGCCAGAACCGTTACCGAATACACCAGCGCCACCAGATTGGTTGGCTTCTAAACACCACTTCTCCTGGTTTTCAAGGAGGATAGCTGTGTTAAGACGTGTGTGATCATCTTCGATGTCGCGGACGTTCGCTGATGTGTAATCAAGAACGGGTGCCCACTTCTCTACGAGAAGCTTTGCGCGGGACTCATCGATGTATGACTGTGAAGGACGAATATTTGACATATTGTTATATATTTCTTTCGTTAGTGTCGACCAAATATCTAAAGATAGATACCTCTATTCAGGTTAAAAACCCTCAAGTTTTAAAAAATATTAAATTAGTACTTGCTTAACTCTGCAAGGTACGGATTTGTATTAAATCTTGGAGATTCAGTCTCTTGTACAGACTCTTCAATTACTGGACGATCAACTGTTGAAGCTAATGTCTCTGTAATGGCCTGTGACTTAAGACTGCCGAGCCGCTCTTCTTCAGATTTATTGAAAAGACCGAGTGTGTAATCGAAATTTTCAACAACGAACTTGGCTGATTTGCCGTTGAGCATCTTTTTCATGTACTTCTGCTCATCTTCACTTAGAGAAGATACTTTCTTCTCAAGGATAAGATCGGCTTCTGTACGAACGAGCTTGCTCTTTAGTTCATTAATCTGCTTATTAGCAGCTTCAAGCTGACTTGCAGCTTCATCTAATCTTGACTTACCATCAACAATAGCATCTTTGATGCTTTCTTTTGCAAGAGCCATATCAACTGAAAGTAAATTACGGATCTCATTGAGTACCGCATTTGCTCTCTTATTGTTTACAGCTTCTTGAATCTCCGCGAATGGAAGTTTTTCTTCAAGATAAAGTTCTAAGTAATCACTGATCTGACTGACGAGTGATGATTTAAATTCGGATGCTTCACTTACTAGTGCAGCTTCATACTTCTCAACGACCTTCTTGAGCTTTGCAGCACGATCACGATCAAGAGCAGTTACAACTGTCTTAAGCTTGCGTGTATGGTCATTGTCTATGGCTTCGATTAATGTCTCGAGCTTCTTTGCATAATCCTCGTCCTGCTCATTGAGGGCCTTTTCTACGTGGATTGCAACTTTCTGATCAACAGCTTCATTGAAAACTGTTTCAATTTCCTTAAGAACATCTTCTGTAAGAATGTCCTTTGTTGCTTCCTTGAGAACTTGAGAGATATTTTTTTCCATAAAGTATTTTATTTTGCAGCCTTTCTAATGAGGTCTTTTAATTTCTCGTTAATTAGGCTTCCTAAGTATTTATCAGCCTGAGCATAATTTTTCTGAGAAATTGACTTTAAAAATTCTGATACACATACATTTTCGTTATGTGTAGGCTTTTCAGATTGCGATTTATCGACACTACCATCAGGTTCAACAGTGCACTTGTGCATTGTATTACGGTCTGAATGCTTTGTAAGATGTACGACATGACCGTGTTCTTTGTGCTCGGTCTTCTCTTTCTTCCAGCCTTCTTTTCTAAGAGCGGCTAATGTCTTGTATTGAGCGTGTGTAAGATTGTGCTCAGCTGCTTCTTCGTTAGCTTGATCAGGACCAGTAATTTTATCACCAATACTTGATCCAATAGCACCACCAATTACTTCAGGTATACCTGTTACATCTAACCCCGGTACTAATGCACCAGCTGCAGCACCTAATGTACCGCCTACGATTTTACCTGTTGTTGTTTCGTTGATCTTTGACTTGGCCATATTCTTAATATTATTTATAGTGCTATTGTTCTTTTTCCTAAAATTATTAAGATTAAAGCTTACTTAAAAAGCTAATTACTTGCTCCTTTAAGAAAGCAGCGACATCTCTTTTTGGAAAATTACTGAGCTTTGATTCAAACTCTTCGTAAATTTCTTCGAACTTGCCATCTTGAGTTACAATAAATTGCTTACTCTCAAGAATACCATTTACAAAAGCCTTTGGGCAGCTCGGATCAGCTACGCAATCAACAGCAATAAGACGCATTTCATTAACACGGTTAACACCGTTATGCTCTTCGGAGAGCTGTCCTAATGCTCTACTCGACATACCAACTTTTACACCATCGTTAATTAATGAGCGAACGATCTGACCGGTTGGTGTTGATAATACAACAGACTCACCGATTACCGTCTTACCTTCCCATGTTAAACTATTGACCATGTGACATGCTCTTTCGAGGTCAACTTCAGCTGAAGCAGGGTGATTAAGTTCGCCGAGAGCGCGTTTTGGTTTAACCATCTCTTCGATATAACGATTAACTTCACGTCTCATATCACTCTCTGTGTAGATGCGTTGGTTCTTATTAACTGCCTCTGACTCCATAAACACTCCTTTGATAATGAGTCTCGATGGTCCTTTGAGGTTAGGTGTTTCTTCTATATACTCAAATTGATCGAGTGTTGATGGTGTTTCTACTAGTAGACGTAAAGACATATAAAGTATTTATTGTTTAGTTTGTTTATTTATTTAGGCCTAGTTCTTTTTCCGTCAATATCAAAAATTTATAACCTTTCTTTTGACACCACTCTCTAGCTGCTTTCCACTTGGCCTGATTTTGAATCCAGCGAGAATTCTCGTAAATTAATGTAGACTTTTTCTTCTTACCGGGTACAGGCGGGGTAACTTGTGAACTAGGTTTAATCTCTATAATGTATTTGACTATATTTTGACCTTCTTGTATAGCTACAACACCGTCAATGTAATACCGATGCACCTTACCGTCTATTGGACTCACATAAGGGATAATTATTGACTCACTACTCCATTCTTTAACATTGACATTATCATCACACCACCTAAAAAATTTTAACTCCCATCCTGATCTATACACCGGTTGTTCTTTACCTATGTATTTTGCTGAATTTTTTGGTTTGTATGTGCCTTGTCTAAACTTACTATTTTTCTGTAACGGTATCATTATCCAATAAAGAACATCGGAGGATCTGCATCACCGAATCCGGGTGATGCACCTGTGAATAATTTGTCTTCAAGATTTGCTTTTTCTTCTAGGCCCTGACTCAATAAATCAGCACCATTAATGGAACCGCCACCAAACATCTGAGTACCGCTATACTTACCACGAACATTGCCGACATTAATCTTTGATAATGCGAGAGCGTATTGATATACCCAAGGCTCTTTAATAACATCTCTTAACGGCCTCTCCACATGACATGCAACGGTGCCCCAGAAGCGGCTACCGGAGCCAGGTGTACGTGGTGGCGGATAAAATACTAACAGTTGAGTCCTTGGATCAAAAGTAAAGTAACGTGTTTGCGCTAACATCTTGTTTCTTACTTCAAGCCAATTTTTAAGTGTATACCAACTTATAAGATCGAATCCATAGTTACCCATCGCGTAACTAAAATATGTTTGTTGTGCTAAAGTTTGTTCAATAGTGAATAGAGTATTAATACCATCACTTGAGCCTTCCTCGAAGTTAAAAATATCGACAACCTTTCTATAATCCATCACATCATAATCAAAACTATTAACATATTTTGTTTGATCGGAATTTGAAGGCTTAAAGGTATATGCTGCAGCGCTATTATAATTTATTACACTAAGGTAATCGGTAGTAGTTAAAATCTGGTTAACAAAAATACCGTTTGCATACGTTGCTGACAGTGTTGGTGAATTGATAAAATATGTACCAGCAATTGCTGATGTCGCAATGTAGACTGTGCTTGTTGGTATGGTTGTTTTATTAAAATAAGGTGTAATACTAAAGAGTGAATCAAGCTTTACGCCAACACCGTCAACATATAGGTCTGAGTTGAATACAAGATACTCTTCAGTAAACCCAGCATATTTTGTATAAAGCTCACAAGCTTGAGCAATATTTTCATTTAGCTGATCGGAATGAATTTCTACATTAACCATCGGCGCACCGAGGGCACGGGTAATTCTATCACCTAAGCGTCCAAAGGAATCAATTTTAGAGCTTAAATTTGTACTCTGAAACGCTGTAACTGGAGTAATTGTTGTGCAGTCCATGTAATATTATTTATTATGTTGGCTGACTTGGAGCTGGTGCTGCAGCACCTGCAGCTGGAGGTGCTTCTTCAGGCGGCGCTTCCTCTGGTGGTGCTTCTTCTGGTCCAGGTCCAAATGCCGGTGGTGTACCTGATGGAGCTCCACCACCACCGCCTCCGGTTGGAGCGGCTCCTTCAGCAGGAGCAGCGCCTTCTTCATCCCAGTTCGGACCTCCGTTACTAATCTGATCAAGCTCCCACATAAGCTCTCTGTCTTTTCTGAGAAACTCTCTATTAGCCATGATATCTGAATCTGACCAACCGAGGTAGCGCTTTTGAGCATATGTCTTAGAAACGAAATCACTTTGTGTAAGACTATTAAAGCTTTCAGCCTTGAGCTGTAACTTTTGCTGCTCACGAAGCTCATAAAAGTTTGTAGGTGGGTTAAAAATTAAGGATAGATGCTGTTCTTTGAGTTTTAATTCCTTCCATAAGCCTCTTAGCTTAAGGTGGGTAACAAATCCATTTTTAAGACCCTCGGCAAAACGCTGTTGCTGTCTAATAATGAATCTCGCGAACTTTAACTCTTCACGAAGAATATCAGTACCATCTTGGAATTGCGCTTCTGGGTTTAGACGTGAGGACGGTACCTTTAATGATTTGTATAATTTCTTAACAAAGTACATTAAGTCGGTTAGTTCACCGAGGTTCTGTCCAGCTGCTAATTGCGTTACTGATGTGCCTTCTGACCCTTGACGCTTTGCAAACCAGAAGCTATCTAACATTGACTGTGGATTAAATTTCTGAACAGTACCGCCTTGCTCTGAATCGTAAGTACGTTTTGACCAGTAATTGGTCATTAACTTTCTTAGATAAGCTTCAGCCTTAGGCGGTGACATTGTACCGACATCGACGTTGAAGACAAGACGCTCTGGAGCTCTTACTAATCGATATATAACAATTGCATCTTCAATTAGACTCAACTGTCTATATGAGCGGCGTGCATTTTCAATGAATGGTAATCTTAATGTCTTTGTTTCATTCCAGATGCCAGAATTGATGTACGTAATCTGATTTACGTCCATTGGAATCATCTCCACTTTCGCTACCTTACCAGGATTCTTCGAATCATAGATAGGCTTTCTTAATAAGAAACCTTTTACAATTAAATTCTGTACATTCTCGAAAACCGGATCAATGATATCAGGCGG